TACTGGAGAAACAGCAGTAAACTCAGAAGAGTCGTAGTTACGATAACCAGCAACGTTCTTTGCCTTCAACTTGAAGTTAGCACCTTGCCAGAAATCAAATGGATCAATTGCTTCCTCATCTTCAAACTCAGGTTGCATTGCTGCAGTGATTTTATCAAAGATTTTCTTACCATACTTGTATAAGAATACTTGACCTTCGTTCTCAGGATTAGCAGGATCCTTCACAACATAGATGTTACTGATATATGTGAGTTTACGCTTCTGCCTACGAGCAGCATCTTTACCAGAATCAGTACCATTGTTCCAAAGTGTAGTATTAAACTCAGAAACAGGATCCTTCTGACCAAGAGTGGTCAAAGAATTTTCAATATACCATCCACCAGCACCTTTAAATGCATGGGAATATAATTTTACAAACGGTAGATCTTCACCGTTAGGAGCAGGAAGAAAACGGATAACGGCATAACCATTGCCTGATTTATCTACGTCTAACTTCCAAAGACGGTCATCAGCTGATGAACCGTTAGTATTCATTTTTTCAACTTCCTTCACAAGTTTTTGTGTAAGAGAGCCTAGTTTTGATTGCTTTTTAAGATTAGCAAACGACATTGGATACCTCGGATTAATAGGATTAATTGGATTTGGGGTGGGAGGTTGGGTTTCTGTATTACCAACAAAGAACGGGCATTACTACAGTAGTAAATTTTACGTCCTTGCCTGAG